ATGAGGTCCGCCTTCGCCGCGGCGGCCCCGAGCTCCCGCTTGAGCGGGTCGCCCTCGGGCAGCGAGTCGGCTGCGGCGGAGAGGGCCTGGCCCTTCGCCACGGGACCCGTCGCCCCCTCGAGCGGCACGAACTGCCGGGTCGTGGGGTCGAAGTAGCCGTGTCCGGCGAGCGGTCCACCACCAGCGCCTGCGTTCCCGATCTTTGCGACCGCCCGGCTAAGGTCATCGACCTTCTTGCCCAGCGTCGCCTCCATCGCGGCCACGGCCTGTGCGCTGATCTGTGGGACCACCTCGCGGAGGGTGGCCTCGAAGTCGATTGCGTTGAGGGGAGCGGCGGACTTCGCCACGGTCGGGTCAGCTGCCAGCGTGGCCGCTGCCGGGATCGCGACGTCGTGGACCGCGTCGGACTTGGTGACGCACTTCCCGAAGCCGAGGCCGACGGTGAGGTCGTGGATGCCCGCGATCTTGGCCTGGTCGCTCGCGTTGTTTCGGGCACCGGCCTTGGCGAGGGTGCGAGTGAGGCTGCCGATGCTCGACCGGCCGCGCATCTTGCGCACCTGGCGCTTGGCGGCCTTCGCCACCTTGCGGGCCTTGGCGGCCTTGCTGACCAGCCGCTCCTCGCGCCGGAGGGCCCGGAGCGCGACGGACTTGGCGACCTCGTCGCCATCCGGCTTGGTCTCGGCGTCTTCCTCGGCCGGGGTCTCGGCCGCCTCTTCAGCGGGCGACCCCTCGGCGGCCTTGAATGGTGCGGCCTTCTTGCCTCCGAAGGCTCCCTTCTTGGCACCCTTGGCCTTCGCCACGAGCTTCATCGCCTTGGCGATCTCGCGATCGGTGCGGAGCTTCGTCTTCGCGGCCTTGGCGATCTCGGCCGCAGCCTTCTTGGCGGCCTTCTTCGGGTCGGGCGCGCTCGGCGCCGCGGCTTCGGTGGTGGTGGTCTCGGGATCGGCCGCCGGAGCGGCCACAGCGGCCTTCGTCACACTCGGGTCCTCGTCTGCCTGTGGGGGTCCCGCCTCGTCGGCGGGCTGGACGTCGCGCTTGGCGACCACGAAGCGCTTGGCGAACGTGGCGTCGGGGTTCGCGCCGCGGGGCACCAGGCTGATCTCGTCCACGAAGTCGAGGACGAGCTTGCGGACCCGGCGGCCGGCGACCTCGACCCACGAACGGTCCCGCCACTGGCCGTGGATGCTCACGGCCTTGTAGACCTTCGCCAGCACCTTCTTGACCGCGGTTGGGTCGACGATGTGCAGGTCGGCCGTGGCCTTCCGCGCGTCGTCGTCCATGTGGAGCCGCAGGACCGTGCCCGCGTCCCAGCGGTCGGGGTCGTGCATCTCGCCGACCGTCGCCCACTTCATGAACTCGGGGGCCGCGGCGACGAACGAGTCGTAGTCGATGCTCTCGCCATGGGTGTCGGGCGTCTCGCTCGTGACGGTGATGTCGTGCAGCACGATCGAGCCGTCCCCGAGCTGCGTGACGCGGCTGATGGGGCTGAGCATCGTGATGGCCGGATCCGTCGGGGCATTCACGGCGCCGAGGGTGGTGATGGCCTTGGCGGTCTCGGTGGTCATGGCGTCTGGTCCTCGGCTGGGGCGGCCTCGCGGAACACCGTGCGGACCTCGGCCGGCGTCCGGGCGGAGGTAAGCCCGGTCCACACGTGAGCGCACAGGTCATCGGGGAGGGTGGAGTCGAAGCGAACGGCCGCGGATCGCCCGCGGCGCAGGGAGTTGCAGGCCTTGCGCTCCCAGCGCACGAGGTCGGCCTTGGCGACGCTCGCCGAGTCGTCCTGCATCGGGCCCATGACCGTCTCCCGGTATGGCTCCGGCACGTGGCGGCCGATGAACGCAGGGACGGCGTCCCGGCTGGCCCTCTCGACGCCGAGGGTGCGATGGAAGCCGTCGGCGATGCGCAGCTGGGGCTCGCCGAAGTCCGCGAGCACGATCGGGTCCATCGACGCGCCGTCCCCGACGACGCTGGCGATCTCGGCGACCTTGGCCTCGTTCCGGCCGCCCGGGCGCCGGGCCATGTTGATCTGGCCGAGCGGGACCCCGGGGTCGTATTCCCAGCCGATCGCCGGGTCGAGCGCCCACTCCACGTCCTTCGGCGGGTACGACCGCAGGAGGTACCGGTGGACGACCGTGGCCAGGTCGCCGGTGTACTCGAGGTGCTTGCCGCCGAGCGCCTTGGCGACCGTGGGGGCGACGCCGGCCGCCGGACGGCTGCTGTTCTCGCCCGGGGCGGCCGAGGGCGTCGCGGGCGCGGCATCCGTCGGGACGACCTCGTCGCCCGTCATGATCGGGGCGATGAGCAGCGCGCCATCCTTCGTCGAGATGGTGTTGGTGGGTGCCCCGATCTCCCCGACGATCGGGTCCCGGTCCATCTCGTCGCGGACCTCGTCGCGGGAGAGGATGCCGGTCGTGACGTAGACCTGACGCTCCTGGGCACGGGCGAGTGCGTCGCCCTGCGGGTCGTCGAAGGCCGGCAGGACCATGACGATCTCGGGGCTCCAGTGCTCGGCGTTGATCCGGTTGATCTGGCCCAGCACGTGGCGGCCGAGCGAGCGGAGGGCGACGTTCGCGGCAGACCCCTGCTGCTCGGCGAGCTTTCCGGCGTTCCCGCCGATCGACCCGCCGCCCGACTTCACGAAGCCGTCCTTCATCGGGCTCCGCTTGAACATCGCGTAGATGACGTGGAGCAGGAACTCCTCGCCCTCGGTGGTCGGATCCTTGAACCCCGCCTCGTACCCCGTCCCCGGGCCGCCAGGCATGAACTGGAGTTGCGCGCGCGCCTGCGCGCTGGCCTGGATCTTGCCCCACGCGTCCCGGAGCTGGCCGATATCGGTCGCGCTCCACTCGGCCGGCGTCTTCCAGAACCCGTGCGGGATCGTGCCATCGGCGAACAGGCGGAAGTCGAGCGCCTGCCGGTTGAGGATCCGGTTGATCGTGAGCAGCACGCCCTCGATCGGCGGATGGCCGTACGGGCCCTTGGCTCGCGCCCAGAACGGCTCGTAGCGCAGGATCGAGCGGTCGAAGTTGTACTGGCGCTGGTGGGCAGGCAGCGCGAGGTCCCGGGCGTACATCGTCCACGTGATGCCCCGGATGACCTGCCGGTACGCCGGCTTCGGAGGCTCGGGAAGCCGGCCGTGCTCGTCGATGATCGGCGCGATCGTGTCGCCGGACACCCACTCGACGCCGTAGAGCTTGTCGCCGCTGGCGGTCTTGCGCAGGTACAGGCACGCCGAGTCGGTCGTGTAGAGCTCGTACAGGTAGCCGTGGATCCACGAGCCCCAACTGTGCTCCTGGTCGGGCGTCTGCCAGAACCCCGTGATCTCGCTGATCATGTCCTCGAGCCGCTTCGCGCGCTCCTTGACCTGCACGCGGGTCATGCCCTTGACGACGCGCGGCCGGATCTCCCAGTCGAGCTCGCGGAAGTCGTCGATGTTGCGCTCGATGCAGACCGACGCGATGTCCGACCCCTCCGCGAGGCCGCGGAGCTGCTCGAACCCGATCGGCTCCCAGTTGCGCGGCCGGGTCGCGAGGTTGTACCCGGGGTCGAAGTCCCAGCGCCGCGGGTCCGTCTTCTCCGGGTGCGCCGGCGAGGTCGGCACGCCCGGCGTGAACGGCTCGCGGACCAGCTGCGCGGCGAGGCCCGAGAGGTCGGTGGTCATGGTGATCTGGCGGAGCTGCGGCCCCTGCTGCCAGCCGGCCGCGATCGCCTCCGCCTTCGCGATCTCGGCATCACGGCGCGCAGCAGCCATCTGACGCTGAGCGCCCGGCGGGAGAAGGAGCTCAACCATGCCGCACCCGCTCCGCGGCGCGGGTCTCGACGACGATCGAGGCGAGCAGGCGCCGGTAGATGGCCTCCGGCATCCATCGGGGGCGCCGCAGGAGGACGCGGGCGTCGTGGCGGAACTGGGCGCCGAGCGCCGTCTGCACCTGGAGCGTCGTCCACTCGCTGATGATCCTGTCGCGCTTCGCGACGGCCTTGGCGGGCGTGCTGAGGTCCCGCGCCCGGAGGTATGCGCGGGTGGTGTCGGGGCCCTTCGGCGCGCCGGCGTAGGTCACGGCAGATGCCCTCCACCGTGCCCGGGCTGGTGCCGGCACGGCCCGAGCGTGGTGCCCATCCGTGCCCGGATCCCGCAGAGCAGCGCCACGTCCGGAGCGGCCTCGAGGGCGAGGGCCACGGGGCTCGGCGCGCCGGCGGGCAGCTCATCCGCGAGAGTCTGTGCGAAGGCGAGGAAGCCATGGGCCACGGGGACCGGCGGAGGCTCGGCCGCCCAGCCATTCGCTGCCGCGGCCGCCACGAGCGCGGCGATCTCGCGGTGCTCGGTTGCGCCCCGAGACTCGGTCGGCGCGTCGAAGCGCGTGGCGCCGCCCGGGAGGTCGCGGGCAACCGCGTTGAGGACGTGGGTGGTGAGGACCGGATCGCCCCCGTGGTGCAGCCAGCCGGAGCGCAGGGCCTCCATGAAGGCGTCGTAGTCCGCGATGGCGGGCACCGGCGTCTGGCCGCGGTCGATGACGTCGGCGCCGAAGCGGTCCCGGATCCAGACGGCAAGGTCCTTCGCTCGATCGACCGGCATGACGACGGTCGCGATCGGGTTCCGCTCGTGGATGGCCTCCAGCATCACCTGGAAGTCGCGGGGGTCGAGCCCGTTGCCGTCCCTCGGCGGCACCAGGACAGACGCCGGGCCGAGGACGCGGTGCTCGCGATCGCGCCACCAGAGCGGGACGGCAGCCGAGACGGACTTCCACGCCATGGTCAGCCCGACGGACACCGGCTCATGCTCGGGGATCTCGGCCGCCGGCGTCCCCGCAGTGCGCCACTCGGGCTCGCTGATCGCCGCGGCTTCCGAGCGTGTCGGACGGTTGCACACGAAGCGCAGCCAGTGCGAGCGGGTCATGGTCGGGCGGGCGAACTTGTCGCGCAGGGTGGCGATCGTGATGCCGGAGAACGGGTTGGCCCGCTTGACGGCGCGGAAGTCCTCGGGGTTGGCCTTCTCGGGGAGCGCCCACTCGTGGAGGACGATGCCCGGCGCCGCATACCGCGTGAAGGAGCCCTTCCGGGTGACCTTCGTCGCGGCCTGGCGGATCTTCTCCCGCGTCAGCTCGAAGTCGGTCCCGGGTTCGCCCGCGGTGCTGATCGCGACGATCTGGCCCTTGCGCTTGAGCAGCTTGCCGGTCCACGTGCGGTAGAGGCTGAGGTCCCGCTGGCGGTGCGGCTCGTCGATGATGGCGAGCGTCGGGATGATGCCGTCGCCGGTCCGGTCGTCCGCGGCGAACACCTGGATGCGCCCGCCGCCCACGTGGTTGATCCGGCGGTAGCCCTCGAGGCAGACGAAGCGCGGGACCTCGGTCTTCTGCTTGCCCTTGGCGATCTGGATGGCGGAGGTGACCGCCTCGTGCAGCCGCGGCGTGCGGAGGACGAAGCCCTCGCACTGGCGGTAGATGATCTCGGCCTGCTCGCGGGACGCGGCGGCCACGGGGATCGCGGCGTAGGGCTGGAACTCGGCGTAGTACAGCGCGATGATCGCGATGAGGGTGGACTTGCCGTTGCCCTCCGGGACGATGTCCCAGACCTCGGGCACGCCGGCGAGGATGTCCCGCACCACGGCGGCCTGGAAGGGCTCGCAGACGAAGCGCTCGCCCGAGTCGAGGACGAGGTCGGCCGACCACCACAGGAAGTGCTGGAGGGTGAACGGCTTGAGCTCCAGCGGGGCCTTGGGCTTGCGGGGAGCGCGGGTGGACACGGGCGGCGCCACCGGCCGCTGGGGGCGAGCAGCCCGCGCGGCCGCCCGGCTAACGGTCCTCGCGGCCGTCAGGGTCGGGCTCATGTGGTTGCGCCCGCAAGGTATCTCTCGCGGCGTTCGACACA